TTGCCTCTGGGTTTTTAGCCTTAACTTCATCAGCCATGACGCCACTGCTTGAGCCTGCTAGTCCAAGGTTATAAGCTTTATCGTTCCAATCCCACGAATAGATGTTGTGGCCGTTATCTACGCCAATCTTAACTATGTTATCTTTTAGTGACGGGTCAGAAAACATGGTTAACTCATCCGGTGCAAACATTCCTGCGCCTGACATACCACCAACAATACCTGCACCCACATTAAGCAATCCTGCTGCTCCTTTTGCTTTTGCGTTCTTAGCTGCTACATGTCCTGCTGCTGTTGCTGCTGCTGCGCTGCCTAACAAGTTGCCAACATTAGCTTGATTGCCCATAGCCATTTTAGCCTGATTTGCCGCTGTACTTCCGATTACATTAGACCTATTTACTGCGTCATTACTTAATATGCCGGATTGTCGATTTACTGCATTTTGGCCCATAGTTAACTGGTTTTGTATTGCGTTTTTTTGGGCAGCTATCATTGGTTGACCTACTAGCATGGCATTTTGGTTCAATTGCTGCATTGTATCGCCAGCAGATAATCGACCTCTGGCTGCTGCCATTTGATTTGTTTGAGTGTTGGCGTTATCTAAACCCATTTGAAATAGTGGGTTGTTTTGTAGAAAATTAAACTGTGCGTTAGGGTCGGTTGAAAAGCCTGCTTGGTCTACGCCTTGTTGACCTATCTGTGCGTATGGGTCATATAAACCACCGGCTGCCCCTGCTCCTTGCGATAATGCATTTAACTGCTCTGAGCCTGCTAATCCCAAATTGGCCATTTGAGTTTGGCCTGTGGCCTCTAGCTGCTTTGCGTTTAATGTTGCCGCGTTTGATTGTAGCGAGCCTGCATGTTTTGCGGCGTTTGCGGATGTCTCACCCGTTAAATGTCTTACGAATCCCATAATAGAACCTTTGTGTTATATGTTTTGCCATGCTTCAAAAAGTTATTTAACTGTGTGTCAATCACTTTGAAGCTGTTTAATTTAGCGAAATCCAGTACGTTTTTATAAAATTCCGGTATTTCTGCATATAGTGGTCGAGTTCTATCCATTAAAAGGAGTGATTGTTCGCCAAACTTTTTTGCGTATTCCTTTCTGTGTTGAGGTAACACTTGCACATGGCATTCCTCACCGTCAAGATACGGGTGATAAATCATTAAGCCAATTATAACATCATTAACGTAGCCTGCATAATATCGATAGCCTTCACTCATTGGTGGTTGAAAATCCTTAGGCTCTGGGCTATTGTCATCAATAATGGTGTCGTATATAACCGGGTTGAGTAATATTGCTTTAATCACCCCGGAGTCAGTGGTTCTTTTAACTATCACAAATTGGTAACTGTTGCCGTTATATTTACGTTTATAGCATTAATGGCACTTGCTTTTGCTTGTATGATGCCACCAGTTTTTAACGCTTGTCCTATTATTGCAGGTGCTAAGTTGTTGCTTTGTGATCTTAAATTCTCATTTGTTATCACTTCATTCAAATCATTTGGCACGCCATTTTGAACCAGCCTAACACTAAAAGATTGACTAGTTGTTGTGTAGTTATTTAAAACAACAGCATCAATACCAATTGTATCAACTGTACTTGGCACAGTGTAAAGCGTAGACCAATCAGCAGTTAACCCAAAATTAAATACTATAGGCTGTAATGGTTTTGTTGACATATCTATTTATCCTTGTAGCTCTGAACCTTCAGCTAAAAATTTAACTGTTATATTTCCACTGGCTGTATTATCCATTAACTCATAAATAATAATTTGAAGTGCCTCGCCTAATGCACCATCAAGCCTAATGGTAACACCATGATTTTCCTGCCCGGCAAAGGCAACACTAGCCACCAACCCTTTCACCGTATTACCAGCTTTTGGCTCAAATGTTCTTATGTCATTGCCGTGAATACCAATGTCAAAATTACTTTTGTATGTAAATATGTTTTTATACGTGCCATCACCTCGATTAACCCTTAACGTCATACCTGCAATAAGTGCGGGAGCGCCACCAAAAGTGCTTAAGTCACTAGTATTTGATGATGTTGTCGCTAACTTAATAATGGTTATATCGCCAGACTGACTAGCCTCAGGGTCCAACGAAAATATTACTGGCGTGACACTTCCGTCAATTGCAACTCCTGTTGCTGAGTCTTGAGCCATGTTACTGTTACCGGTAAAAATACTAGTTGTTGCTATTTCGTATATTTCAGAGATAGGCGAAGCAACTTCAACAACATTACCGGTAATGGTAAGAATTTCACCGCGATAAAAATGGCCGTCACTGGTGTGTGTGAGATCTATAACATGCCCCGCACTGTTTGCTGTTGTTAGCCCATGCCCTGCTGACAGGGTTAATTCACGTTGATTTATGACGGTATCAACCCCAAGCGTCAAGCCAATAACTTTTTTCTGCAAAAAAAATAAATCTAGTGGATCGGTTGTTTGATCCTGTACAAATACAGGAATACCAACACCACCCCTGTCGGATGTTTCGAGTGGACTTATTATAGAAGCAGGTAATGGGTCAGGACCATTTATGATTACCGGCAATGGGTTTGGCAATACATTATTACTCATTAAATCTCACTCCAATCTGTACCATCAAAAATAAGGTGCATACTGTAATTTAAAACATTAATTGTTTTATTTGTAAAACCATCTATAAAGCCAATAACAACCACGGACTCACCACGCCTTTTAATGTGAACCTCATCATCTTTGATAGCTTGCGAGTCTAACGTAATATTTATTGGCACTGTGTTCTTGCAAATAATCACTTGATAATCTTTTGTTGTTAAGTTACTAGTTGCGTTAACTATTTCAAACTGCCGCAACTCTAGTGAATTGATTCTTGCAGCATTCCTGCTAACTCGACTTGACGAACTTGTTATGTTGTTTTTTGAATCTTCAACATCATCAGTGTTACCACCCGTCCTTTTCCATAACTGAAAAAGAATAGTGTCTCTTTCTCTTTCGTAGTCGCGCCACTCCCTATTCTTTAAAATAATTTGTGGCATTTTTAAAGCTGGTGGAGGATTAACATTAGACATTATTTACCTGCTAAACGTAAGTCAATAGTTGCGGAGTAAATAGAATAGTTAACCGGGTCGCTTGTTGACAGCCTAAAAATTCTATCGTAAAAAGAACCTAAATTAAACCACTCCACCTGCAAAGTAAACTCACCTAATCGACCAACTTTTGGCCAAGAACCTCCCCGCCAAGTATTACCACCATCATCAGAATACTCAACCATGACTCTAGGGTTATCACCTTGGCCATCGATCAAACCGACACCTGACTCCATGATAAACTTAACGCAAGACATTTGTAGCCTTTTGCCTTTTGAGTTCACTAAATCACCGTTGACGGGCTGTGTAACCCTAACCCTCTGTAATGGTTCGCCGTTATTTGTAAATGTATCTAAGTCTAAAGTATAAACTTTACCGTTATCTACATCAGCAACTGTGTTTTTTCCATAAGCACTAACAACCGAAGTCCCTTGATATATTTTAGATTCTAATGGATTGCTTGCACCACTGGATAATTCAAACCATCCTTGCTCACCTAAACTTTCATTAACAATAAAAGTTTTATTTCCTGTTGGAAAAGTTAACATGTAAAAATTCTGGCCCTCTAATGTAAAGGTGCTACCAATGGCATCACTTACATCATCATATCGCTGTAATTCGTGAGATATTGCATCAGTGCTTATTCTTTTATGTGTTCCGGCTGATGCTCTATATATAGCGTAGTCATCACCTAGCCAATAAAAAGCTTCATCAGTTTTGGCTATTGAATTTATAGCAACCAAGCCAACATTAAACATTCTGCCTTGTAGCTTTTCAATTGGTGGTGATCCAACCCCTGAGTTATACCATCCAACTATTGAGCGCACTCCGCACCTGTAAATGACTTCATCAAACACAAAGTCACGAACAAGGTTATCAGGTAGAGTTTCTTCGCCTATTATATTTAAGCCACTTGCTACTGCCCCATTACCAACATTTGAAACTGTGGAAAATCTATCAAACGTATAAATAAACTGGTTATTAAAAAAATCAACAGACTTTGCGCCTGTGATATTTAGATCAGTAACTTGAGTCACGGCGTTAGTATCGGTTGAGTATCGCCAAACCTTTAGATCAGCAACAATAAACATATTAATGCCATCGTCTTTTATTATCGCCCTACCTTCTCCGGGTATATTACCAAGCAAGGTATGGTGGCCATATTTGTCGATTTTATAAAGATATATACCTTTAACTTGATATAGAATTTCAGCCATCCGATGAAAGCCTCGATCTTTACCTGTTGATCCGCCTAATACTTTCAACCCCGGAAATGGCAATAAAACAAAACTATCCTTGCCCTGCTCATTAAACTGTTGATACCAATTTTGCGTTTTTTGGCTTGATAATGGTCTTGACCTGCTTTGATAAGAAGGACCAGTTACGCTCATGGGAATTGTTTGAAATGTCATACAATCATACCCCGGTCAAGTGACATTGACATTGCTGGTCCAAACCTCCCCTTTTGGTCTGCTTTGTTAGCACCTTTAATAGCACCTATAAATAGCTGAATGTACTTTGAGACTTGTTGATCATCCTGTGAATAAATAAACACTTGCGCCAATGCCCCGTATAAATAAATCGATGGGTATTTAGTTAAAATTTCATTTGTTTGATTTGATGATGTTAATGGATCAGCTTTTTTAAAATACTGTATTTCCACTGTGTATTCTGCGTCAGGGGTTCTATCTAACTGTATTTTGTCACCGATTACAGTAAAAAACTGTGGCCTACCAGCAAAAGGATGATTTAACATTTGCTCTGGGGCTTGGAATCTTAACTCTCCACCACCGTCATTTGTCAGCAATCTAACACTTCGCGCTGATTCAAAACCTATTGGCAATGACAATAACCGACCTGTTGACAATATTGTGCTTGTAGTCTCCATACTGCGAACAGTCAAAACTTCCGTTTCATTTGCGTACATTGCGTTTTCTGTGAGACTAATAAAGTCAGGCATTAGAGTGCCTAAGTCCTCACGATGCGACCAATCAGTTACCTGCTTAACTAGCTCGTCAAAATTTGTTAGTGCCATTAGATACGCCCTTGCTTTGTTCTAAGCTTGGACCACTCACTAGAGTTAATCTTTGCTATTAAGAATGCTTTGTTGTCATTGTGTAGCGGGTTGCAATTATGCAAACCTTTTGCCTTTAATTCTTCTCGCCACATATCAACAACAATCAACGGAACTGAGGCAACCTTATGCATATCGCCGGCCCAGTTGTTACCACTAGAGTGACTGTTAAGCTCTTGAGTGTTTGCGTTAAATATAGCATCCGTATTTTGATGCTTACGAACAATGCTTTTACCTTCGTGCTTTTGAAAAGTTTCAATTACACCGGTATATTTATTTGCATCAAGAAAACGCTCACTCATATTAAACAGCCTTTGCTTTTTTAAGCAATGCAAGCTCTTTACTTGTCAAGGTGCATTCATCACCAATATTTACAATGCCATCATTAATAGTGCAAAGCCTTTTTAAGGCTGTATGCTTAACGGGTTTTTTTGCAACTTTAACTTCTTTGGTTTTTTTAATTTCTTTAGTCATGATTATAGCCTTAAATTAAAGGGGCATTTCTACCCCTTTTTTATTTACTAAATTAACCTACTAAACTGTTTTGGTGTTATCAGCAATGATACCCGAAGCAGCTTCATTTTTAGAGGTTAAGGTGTACTCAGATAACAATTGAACGCGATCTGAATCACCATTTTTAGCCAGCGGCGTTTCTTGGAAACTAGCTAGACTTGACATACACCACTTGTCCATTTCAAGAACAAGGATTGACTCTTGTACCATGAAGCGGTTAGGCACCACAGCAAGTGAACCAAAATCACTGACATAAATGTCAATAGCAGTGTGAACACGCGCTGCATCACCATCAACAACACGCTGCGCTGCACCTGTGCTACCACCATTAACCATACCTGACATGGCTTGCTTGTTGAATGAGCCGGCCATAATCATATCTGGATTACCACCGTTATCCCAACAAGATGCTAAGGTATCTTTTAGCTTGGTTTCACTAAATGCCGTTAACGCGCCCGCAGTACGAATGTCAGTGCCATTACCAGTAGGGGCAGCACCTGAGCCATTCCAGTTAGTAGCCAACCAAGATTCAATACCAGCAAGTTGGCGTGCCAATACCTCTGATCCAGCAACTTTGGCTTTGTTCGATAACAAGATTAACTCTTGATCACGCTTAAGCTCTTTTGCCATCTTTATCACTTGATAATCCATTTCATCACCACGACCAGCAGAGTCAACTTGACGCTGTGTACGTGAAACTTGTGGAGTTTTCGTACTAATTTGAGTGTAGTTACCCAAGCGAATAGTAGGGGCACTAACAGTAGTGGCTGCGTCAGCACCCTCAATTGCAGCATTGTTAGATGCACTTTGCAAACTATCAGTTTGCCACTCGTGATTAGTGGCGGTTGCCGTGTCCTTAGAAATTCCAGACACAAATGGTGTGTCCATTGGGCTAATATCATAAATCATATTAGATAAATCTTCGCGGTTACCGATTGCGTCATATGTAGAAAATACGTCAGCCATGATAGGCTCCTTTATTTATTTAGTTGTCGTTTAAGTTGTCGTAATTTAACAATATCATTTGTCCGACCGGTACTACGCACCTTTTTCTCTAGTGCTGCAATATCCGATGTTATGTGTGATTTTGTCACTGCTCTTGGTTTTGTACTTACCGACGCTCTGCGAACTTGTTTCTCAATAGCGGCTTTACTATTAGTTTGCTTTTGATATTTAGCTGCATCTAGCATAATTTCGTAATGCCTAGCATCAAAACTAGCCAACTCGTCTTGACCAATGCCGCGAGAATTCGCGTAACTGTCCATCAAATTGGTGTCATCTTTAAACGCTTGACTCTGCTTGCCGTTTTCCATCCACTCAGGATGATTGTTAAACAAGTCCGTACTAACTTTTGCCATATCTACATCAGGTCGAGTCGCGGTTTTAGCTGAGTCAATAAACTCTCTTTGCTTTGATTGCTTCTCTGTATACTTAATGTACTCTTCCGGGTCGTACTCTCGCAATTCTGCTACATCATCTGCTGATAAAGTGCTTTCACTTAACATTGCATCTAAAGTTAAAAGCTTTTCATTAAGCTCAGATTCCCTTACCTTGAATGCGTCAACATTCTTAGCATGATCTTGCGTTTTGCGAGTATAGTCAGACTGCCTAAGGTTGCCTTGCTCCCACGCCTCAACATCTCGAAGATTTATTTCACGCCCTTTGTACTCAACGTAAAGATCTTCATCCGCATCAGCTTCTGGCTCAAGTTGGTCTCTTCTATGTTCTGACTCCTCAACTTCCGGTAAAGCATCATCATTAGCTATCGCCCCTGAATCAGTTTCACTTTCAATTGGCGCATCTTGCGACACATCAACGACATCATTATTTTCAGGTTGCTCTTGCGAGTCCGTAGCTTTGGTGTCGATTCTTTTTTTTAAGGCATCACCCTCAGAAATACTTGGTTGAAATTCAAACATTGTCAGTCCTATTGGTTGTTGACGTTAAATATTATTACCTACTCTTGCTGCTTTTTTTTCTAGCAACATAAGTGTGTCTTTTGCTCTGCCGCCCTGTTGAACTATACTTTCAAATCTACCTTGAAAGAGTCTCATTAATTGCATTCTTTGCCACAACTCATGACGCTGAGCGCCATCTTCCAGCTTGGTGCTATTAAATTGCTCAAACATTGCCGCCTCTATTGCTGTAATAGCCTCAAGATATAACGGGTTACTCAGTAACTCTAAGGCTCTGTGCGCCCTACTGATATCAGAATTCGCTTCATTAATCTCTTGCTGTGGTGTTTTTGGTCCTTTCATTATAACGCGTTACCTTTTTAGTTACTAGTCAGTGGGTTTTTCATCGTCATCCTTGGTAATATTATACAATAGCGCCGCACCTGCACCACTAAAGAAAATATTACCTTTTGACTTTATATTTAACTTCTCAATAGCTTCTAATCTTTTTTCTGGTTTGTACTTTTCAATCTTTAAACCTTTAGCTTTAAGCTGAGCTATAACATCTTTAGATGTACCTTCTGGTACTGCCGCCCCGTAGAACTCGTTAATATCCACTGCTCGCTGTGGCTTAATTTCAAAGTAGTTTGTAGGTGCGTTTGCTAACTCATTAAAAAATCCTTTAAGCTCGCTCTTCTGATTAGGTGATAAGTCTTTAAAGTCACCAAAGTCACCCTTAGCAGCATTCTCTATACCATCAGCAAAATCACTATAGCTAGGCTTTGAACTAAACGCCCAGTTCCCAGATAAATCATCATAAAGGTTATCAAGTCTTGAATTAAAGCCCTCCTTAACCATTGTCATCTCGTCTGAGCCTACTATCTGACCTCTACGGTCTGTTATCTGTTTCATACTGGTTAGCTTAGGTGTTACTTGTGCGCGTATACTACCAACACCATAGCCAAATCCCTCACCACCTCGGATATTGCCTTTCATTAACTTAACAGCATTATCTAGGTTAGCATCAAACTTCTTGCTTGTGCCTGTCTTTGGGTTCCACTTAGTAAATGTCTTACCCTTACTTATCCTGCCTTGCTGGTCAGATATATAAGAGTCAAAGCTTGATTGGTTTTTCTTTATACGCTTATCAATCTCAGCTCTTGCCTTGGTTCTATCAAACTGTGGGCCACCCTTAGCTGCTTGGTGTGCTAGTCTTGTATTTCTTAATGACCCTAGCACAACTTTCTTACCCTCTCTGGTCATTTCGCCATTATCCCACCAATCCGGCACATCTCTTTCAGGATTTAAGTCGGATAAAAAGGCATCTGCTTTCTGTGTAAACTCTGGTTCATCAAAGCTCTTAAATGTTACGGGGCTGTCCAAATCAAAACCAAACTCTTTAACCCATTCTGGCTCTTTAAATTTAGCTGGCTTACTTGTGAACTTGTCAGGGTTAATTGCTTTACCTATCGTACTCAGGAATGCCGCCTTATTTCCTGCTGAGCTTTCAAGTCTAGTTATATCATCCTCAAGATTACTTGCTTCAAACTGACTGTCAAAGCCGCTATCAATCCTAGGGTCTACATCACCTGAAACTCTTGATGCCTCAGCTCTAGCCGCTGCTCTATCTATATCATGCGTTACCTTTGGTGTTCTTGGTGAGTAAACATCACTAGCAAATGTAGGGTCTTTAGCAAATGAACTTTTCTCTCCTATCAATGATATCTCGCCAAAGTCATCAAACCCTGCACTTCTATCTGCTATAGCTAATGATGGAACTGGTATACCACCAAATTCATCAGCCTTCCTAAGTCCTGCCTCAGTTACATTGTGAGTCTTGAATAGGGTTTTACCTGCACCTTTAACCGCATCACCAAGTGGGCCTAAAGCACCTAAGGCAGACAAACCACCAAGTGTGGCAGCCTCTCCATACTTGCCTTGATTATAAGCTCTAATAGCGCTATCAGCATCAGCCAAATCACCAAGTGGGGTCAGCATCTCACCAACTTCTGATACACCAGCACCCAACCTGTCTGCCTGCCTCCTGTCTGTTGTAATCCCTGTGTTGTATAATATATCACTAATGGTTGATCCAACTTTTTCTGTCACAGTTGATTCCACTGGAATAGCCATGCTTTTTGGGGTAAATGGACTTAGTAAGTCACTATTGCTTCCTCCAGCAACAACTTCCTGAAAGTATTTATCCCGTAAAAACTTACGGATATCATCCTTATCTATGTCATCAGGGAATCTAGACCGACCAACCCCTTTAATATCTACTATTGGCATCAAATAAACCCTTGTAATTTCGTGTTAGTCATTATGTGTCGGTAATTATTTCACCGCTTGGCAACTCAAAATATTAATCACCGCCATTGGTTATTAGTTTTTTACCACCCATTGGCTTGATATTTCTTGCTGCATTTACCGGTGCTTGGTTTGTTTTGTTAATCTTGGTTGCTAGCTTAGGGTCAAATAATGCTACCTCATCGCCAAATCTAGCACCCTTGTAACCTAAGTTCTCTATCAGGTTAGGTGAATACTCATTCATCAATGTCATTAGCTGTTCATTGTTTGCGCCTTTAAGGTCTCCGCCTTGCATCCACTTGATAGCGACATTGCCACCCTCTGTATCAAAGCTTGGTATCTCTGCCTTTGCTTCTGTTGGTGTTAACAGTCTAGCCTTTGCTGAGTCATTATAAGCGCCCTTCGTTTGCTCCTTTAACTCATTGAACCTTGCTATCCCTTCTTTATTTCTTGGTACTACCTCCACCTTATTAGCTCCAAGGTGAGATATCCTTTCCTCTGGTACAATATCTAATAGCTTACTTTCTATCTCATCACGCTGCGTTGTTGTAGGGTTCTTCCAATCAAATATATCAGTAGTGTCTACATCAAACTCCATTAAGTTATCACCGTACTGACTAGCTTTTGCTTTGTCTGGTGTTAAGTAATGGCCTAAGCCTAGTGATGTCATTCTATCCCCAACTCTTGACGGGTCGAATTCATCAAAGTCCACAGGTGAAGCATGGTAAAGTCTTTCTGTTTTTCTTGCTGGCTTAATACTGCTTGCTACATCTACTGGTGCTTGGCTTTTGCTTACACCACTACCACCGCGATATATTAACTCATCCTCTGGTACGTCTAAAGTTTCCCAAGGTGGCGTAGCTCTACGCTCGTCAGGTGTCATGTCTAGTCTTGTTTGTACGTTACGTGCTTCTGCTTCGCCTGCTAATCTTTGGTATTGCTTAAATGGGTCGTCAGCATTAGTTATTAATCTATTCTTTTCAGCTAGCAATGCTTTCATATCGTTATAGTTATAATCACCGCTAGCTTCTAGTTCTGATATTTTATTGGTTAATGAATCTATCCTACTATCATCTAAAAGTTCTTGGGTTGGGCTACCACCACCAGCAAAGCCCTCACGCGTTTGTACTGCGTGTTGTACTTCATGCGTAGTAGGTGATTTTATCTTGCTATATCTTGAGTTGCCTATCTCTATCATATCTCTGTTTGGAGAGTAACCTGCCTCATTTGCTTGCTTGCCTAGTGTGTTGTACTTTAGTGTTATGTCACCAGTATCAGGGTAATTTGAATACAACTCATCATGAAATAGTGCGTTCTTAAGACTTGCTAACTGGTTTGGTTTACTGCCGCTTGATGATACATTGCCGCTTTTAATGTCATCAATAGACCATAGTATATCACCTATAGTGTCGGGTATTTGGTTTAGTGAATCAAAATACTCCTCGGCTTCAACGTCTGATATCTTACTCCAATCATCAGCGTAATCACTACCATACTTACCTATTAAGCCTGCCTCTAATGCTTTTGACTTAGCATACTTAGCAGCTCCGGCCTTATCGCTAGCCAAAGCAAATTGCAAGTCTACATTTTTATTTGCTAAGTCCTCACCACTAATATCAAAGATAGATTTACTATCATCAATCTCAAATTTCCAGTCACCATTATCATTAGCCCAGCCTGTTTCTTTCCATATCCTGTTACGGTCTGCGCCTGTATCTTCTAACAACTTAGCCTTACGTAATGCACCTAGGTCAGCATTCTTA